CATCATAACATTTTAAGTCTTCCTGTCCATAGGAAAACTTAAATCTATCATCCTTTTTATACAAAGGAGTAACACCGGCAAGAACACTTTTAGACACGGTGTCCAGTGCGATAGTTTCACTTTTTGTAAAATTTCCATTTGTACTCTTAGGAACTTCTTTTGGTATCTCTATCTCTTCCAGTTTCTCTTTATCAGAGTCATACATAACGGCAAAGGTTTTATATTCTATGTTGTCAAGTGCTATCGCTTTTATTCTGATATCTGCATTGTTACAAATATCATAAACAGTCTCATAAAGAATCTCATCACCAAAAGAAATCTTGTTAGACCTTAAACTATTATATAACGCCTCATACACATTTCTCTCTATCTCAGAAGCTTGAATTTGAGTAACAGTGGTTGTAGGTATAACTGTTAAATTTAAATCAAACTTGTTTTTAAAGAACAATGGTTTATTTGGCAACTTTGCAATAAAATCATGTTGAATAGATTTCGCGTCTGAATACAGTCCCACAATCTTTGATGGGGTATTCAAAATATCATCCTTGTCGCCTAGTACAAACTCAAAAGACTTATCGTAAGCAGTCTTAAAACTCTTCTTTTGAGAATCTATGTCTTGCGCTAAAGCAGTGGGCCAAGGACTATAAGATAAGAAATAAGTCTTCAAATCAAATGCCAACATGTCTGGCTCGTTATTTTCATTGCCAGTTATAATTGTCTTATAAGAAGTACTATCAGCAAAACTATTTACAATTTTATATGAGCATTGAATATCATTAGTTCTATCAGAAACAAGTCCGTTAGAAACAACCTCAAACTCCTCATTGACAATATAGTTTAAGTAGTCTCTTAAAGTTACCAAAGTATCAAAAGTTCCCACTGTCTTCTTATATCCGATATAAGCATCATCAATAGTTTCAGGGTTTCTTCCATTCAATATAGCACTAACATTGGTTACTCTTGTGTTTGACGATACCTCTATGTTGACTTCTCCATCATTTGATTTCATTGACAAGTCAGTATAAAATTTATTTATAATTCCTTGAGCGATGTTTCCATCCTCACCGAGAGTTTGAATATATTTTATCTTTATTCCCTTTCCGATAAGATTTGCTATATCAGAAGGGAACTCTATATAACAAGCCTTTGTAGTACCATCTACACCAAAAGAGTAACATTTTGTACCAACAGGCTCTGTGTACAAATTATCAACCTTTTTCCAAGAACCGGTAGAAGAAGCGTCTAACTCAGGGTCAACCCAGTTAAAGACATCCTCAGAAGTATTTAATTGAGTATCACTAATAAAAATACCATTCTCTGCTACATTAGACACAGGAAAATATAGTCTATTCTTAGAGTCCAGATTTGTTCCTGTAATCAATTTACTAGAGGCTACTTCGTAGTCTCTTACAACTCCTTGTATTATCTTTGATTTAGAGGAACTCTTATTATCAGCACTGAATCTCACATCAGACAAAACTGTATAAACTATATTTTTATCCTCATCACAAATCATTGTAAACATTGGTACATCGATAGTTGCGTATATTCCATCTAACTCTTGAATAAGCAACTTTTCTGCCTTCCAAGAGAAAGTTGCTTCACCGGTAGCTGCTCTATACCAATGCATATTATATCCTAGTTGTGAGAATAACTTTCTAGCGTTTGATTCTTGAGAAACAGTGTCTGGAAAACACTCAAGAACATTTTTATCAATATTATAGTTATTCTTATCTGCAATTATGGCATTTAACTTAACCAAAATAACGCCTGGGTCAGATTCATTAGAAATCGTAGGGTCCCATTTGTATGTTAATTTCTTTATCAGACCTAATAACTCTGGGTATATTGCCTGAAAATCCTTATTTATATAAGTTTGATTACTTAATGGATTAGTATTACTCATATATATTATACCTCTGTATCTTCAAAATATGTCTAACTTTATATACAATATAATATATAAAAAGTTAGCCAGCTCCTTCAGTGGTTAGATTAATCGTAAAGGTGTCTAACTCATAATCTATTATATTTTTACATTTTATAGTGACAAAAACATCAACATTATCAGTAGTCACTACTATATTTTCTCTTTTTATAAGTATTTGAGGCATATATGTTAATATAGTTACATATATGTCATCAATTAATAAATCTTTCAATATCGGAGAATCTTGTTCAAATAATTTATATTTTAGCATTGAGCCAAAATCTGGGTCACCAAACAACTCTCCCTTCATTGATAACAAAACCAATCTTAAGTTTGAATAAGTAGCTTCATGGTCATAGAATAGGTTAGTTTTTACCCCGGTACTAGAAATCATATTCGGAAAGGCTATTGAATTCATTTTTAAATTAACACCTCAACATAACAAATTACACGCTGCCATTAGTCAAGTCAGAAACAATTTTTTCCAGTTTTGCTATCTTCTCTTCCAACTCAGTCAATTTTGAAAGTTTGTTTGATATTATACCAAGCGTATCATTCAAATTTACAGATAAGTTTCTCAAACATTCTATATTAGTTGGGGTAACTTCTCCAATAGTGGTAGTAGAACTAAGCTTTACTACACCCTTGGCGGAAAAATCATCACAACACATATCAGGCAAATTACACTTGTGAGCTGTCGCTGACAAATATCCCAATATAACCAACTTTGACATATCACTGTCCTCATCAGACACAAATACAATATCCCCAACATTAGGGGATTGTGTGACATGAGGTTGAACACTTAAGGTTGCAATATACAAATCGCGATTAGGGGTTGACCCATTAACACCATCAATCTTATTATATAATGGTAGCCTAACTCTTACGGCATCCTTACTTATTACTTCTTGTACAATACCCTTTGTCAGCATTTATGAATCCTCCTTCACTCTAAGAAGACTCAAAGTTGTTCTGTATCCATTACCGTCTATCGTGTCCTCTTGTTTAGTTATAACATAAATTCCGGAAGATATATGTTTTCTACCATAAAATAATACATTAAGTTTAACATAATCCATAAGTATAGTGGGTCTAATTAATCCCTTTATAGTCAAAGTAGCTGTTATCGGGAATTGTGTCATTCTTGTCCACCAAGTCTTATCTGTGGTAGTGGTAATCTTTTTTCTTCTCGACCTAACAATACTAGGAGAGTACTCAGTAACTACATTTCCATTGTTATCTATTCTATAAACATAGCTAGATTGGTCTATCTTGTCCTTGTAATCATACAACAAAGCCCAAGATTCATCATTATCTATATTAAAGTTCATAACAAAGTTTTTTCCTGGGTACCCAACATCTATCCCCCAAGCGGACTCTGCCATTGAGGAATTAAAGTTTCCGCCAATTTTCTTTATCTTAAAATAGGGCCCACCAAATTTATTAGTGCTATCATCCATTATGCACATTTGATAAATTGAATTCAATGTATCATCCATCATTGTATTTGTGTTAGAAATCATACATCCAACCAAATAGTTTATATAGTCAACAGCACTAATAGAAGAGCGTGCATCTATCTTCACTTTTTTATCGTCTGTAGCAATTAAATTGTTTCTAAAGACCTCGACTTTATTCATCATTCCCTTAAATATATCGAGCAATCCGTAACTTTGGGAATATAAAATATCTAAAATGACATCGCTTGGCTTTGCCTCCCTAGCAGGGAAATCGTATCTAGCGGCATTAGCTATATTAGAGTTACTTACTCCTTCTATGGTATAAGTAATTTTAGATGAATCAAAAGCAACATTACTTTTTATACTAGTAATTAGAGCCGTTTCTTTTCTGTATATATTTGCTGGACTGTTCCAGTCTCCGTAAGTCAAAGTCATCTCACGAGTATCATGTATAGAGGAAAAAACCTTTTCCAACATATTTGGGTCATCATTCTCTGTGATAGCATACACCATAGTTAATGTATATGTATTTACTTGACCATTTATTTTCACTACATTTAAACTTTGCATAAAGTTTGGATAAGTGACTCGTAATGCGGAACCCAAAACTCTATTCTCTTTTTTGCCTGTATATGAGCCAAAAGTATAGTCCCCCATTTTTACTATTATAAAAGGGCTCTCAACAAAGTTTTCGGTACTTATTAAATCCATCTAATCACCTATTCTTCAAATTCTATGGTTGAAAATGTAGGAATTTTCAAAATTGTTCCTGCTTTTAATTTTATATATGGGTCAGATATTTTGTTGAAATCAGCTATAATCCAAAAGTAAGTAGGATTATTATAGTAATACAAAGACAAAGAGTCCAAAGTATCACCCTCAACTACCTTGTGCATTCTATGAGCAGTGCTCGTTTTTAAATTAAAAACAGTACCAGTTTGATACTTTCTGTCTATTATATTATAGTAATAGGGAACAGAAGAATATCTTGAAACCCTACTATATTCTTTATAATTTTTCTCCACAAGAATATCTGGCATAAGCACACCTCATAAGATATTATTTATTAATGAGTCCACCAGAGAATTTCCACAACTTTCTCTCCAATGTTTCATCCAAGCCTCTAAAACTTCCCATTTGTGATACTGTTATAGCATCGTATGGCTCAACTTCAAATAAGGTAAACCCAAGACCTACTTGAGCATATTTTCCTCCTCTTAGTATTGGCAAGTCATAAGTAACAGTCACATCTCCTGTAATTACTCCCTTACAAAAGATTTCGTTTCCAAATCTAACTGCCACAAGAG